CAATCGTTCCTGTGATATTCCCGTTACCGATGTAGTTGATACCACCCGCGTAGGTGATAACAACCTCTCCGCCACCCTTCTTCTGGAAGTCAACCAGGTACTCATGGTCTCCATTCTCGATGTCGAGCGTAAGCTTGGCTGAGGAGATTGACCACGGGACGGGTGTCCGCAGCTCTCGGTGAGTGAAGTTGCCGTTCATCTCGATGGCGATCTCGATCCCGCCCATGACCACGGTAGGGTCCGAATCGACAGTTACCGGCAGCTCACGGCCGCCAAAGGAAACACTTTCAAAGGGTCCACCTGTTGCCGTCATGATTGACCTCCGTAGTTAAATCCAGACGCGAAATCGATTGAGATCACGTTGGCGTTGCCGGCCAGTTTGGCCACCAGTTTGACATCGAGCCTCTTTGGATTGGTGAGACCGATGTCAGCATCACTGTTCTCTTTCGCGAAATCCGGATCGGCTATGATGGCGTCCAATGCCAGTACGTCGATGATTCGATAGAGAGCAGCAACCGCGTGCTTCGGTTTTCTCGCCTCGGGGTTGGTTGAGACCTGATTGTTCGGAATCAACGGTTTCCCATCCCATTTTGAACCGTTGAACTCCAGGTCTAGCTCGTTGATAACCGTGCTCCGCTTCGCGAAGTCGACCACGTAGCGGAATCCCGGGGGCTCCTCCCCAGTCGGATGGTAACAGGTCACGACGTCGCCGATCTGCACCACCCCGTCTTTCACCTGGACCGTGGAGCACCCCATCTTGACCGCGGCATCGCGCTGAGCACTCGTCCACTGGTCGCCATCGGCCGCAGGGGTAAGCCCGGTGCACGGCAATGATCCGTAGTCGTGAGGGGGATTCTGGTTGTCCATCTTGGCGATCTCTCGCACCTGGTCGGCGGCGATGACAAACGGCAGGTCGTGAGAGCCTGAGTTCGTCAGAATCACGTTGGTTCGGTCCGTCTTTCTTGCGTCGGTGACGGCCGTTACAGCACTCCAGGACGCATTGCAGCCGGTGAACACACACAGTGGCTTGTGCACCTCGGAAGCCCGGCGGCCCTCTCCGAATAGTGCGAACTCGTCCAGCTCGTCACTGTCGGTATAGTCGAGGGCGCTGATGATATGCGTCTCCCAGATGTTCCCGACCTGTGCCAGTGCTGCCGAGATGTCCGGCACGCCGGCGCCACCAGTCGGCTGTACAATGGTGAAAGAGGTCTCGGTGTCAATTGGAGACACCACCTCGACATAGACATTGTTGCCACTGGTGCCCTCCCATTTGACCTCCAGATTGCTGACCCCGGTACCATCCGTTGCGACAGCCGGCATACCAAGGATGGCGTTGATTGCCGCCACAATTTTCGTGGCTATCGTTGCCGCGGTATCCGTGGACACGACAGAGAATTTGTCAGACAGAATGTTCCCAATCTTGACTTGGTGCTCCTGTGTCTTCGTGAGCGTCCCCGGAACTGGCGTGATTGATCCTGTTGCCTGTACTCCGCCCGCGGCCGGCTGGTCGAGCGGATAGAGCATAACCGGTATGGAACCAACTCCACCGCCGTACTCCGGGAATAGCGACTGTACCATCAGATGGGCCGGCGATCCCCATCCCTCTACCTCGCCGACTTCTTCGGCAGAGAATACCCTCCGCTTTGTCGTCGAATAAGTATTGGCTGCGTTCCCCTGGGCAAAAACGGGTATTCTTGTCGGTCGGTATCGCGTACCGGCGGCGCCGAGGACCTGGTGATACGATCTGATCGCAACCCCTCGGGCAACTCTGTCGGGCGGATATGCGTAGGTTACTGGCATTCTTACACCTCGTGTTCGATCGCGGCGACCACTTGGCCGTCGGGTTCGTGATGAACTTTGATATTGATGAGCTCCAGAGTCGGTGACTCCTCAAGGTCGATTGTTTCGTTGTGATGCACTTCAAGCGCAACCCGAAGCCCCATGACGTTCTGGACCGCAGGATTCCCCGATTGGGGTTGAAATGGGGTTAAGTCCGATACCCAACGACTCCATACCGGTTCTCCGTCATTTGAAAAACCGAGTCGTCTATATTTGGGATGCATCAGGAATCGGCGGATGAGTCTGCCAATCTTATGCACACCCTTGGCTGAAGATTCATCCCCAGGAGTGTGGCCGTCGACTGTCGCCCTAGATGGTGCCCAAGTGTAGCAGTCAACATTATACTGACTTTTCGCCGCCTGCCTCGTAATACTGTTGGACGTTGGCTTGTCGAATGTGCTTGAGTCGTACCAGACATTGACGATTGGCGTCTTGTCCGCGCCATCTCGGTACCGTTCCCACGGGTCGATACGTTCGGCGTAGACCAGGAACTTCCAGTCATTCGGATCGTATCCAGCAGCGGCCGCAAGGGCCTGTTGAGACGCCGTCTCGAGCGCCAAGATCTCGGCAATCCTGTCTCTGACAATCTCGAATCCATCCATGTCTGTCACCAATGGGATTATCCACTCTCTGGTGAATGGATATTCGGAAGCGCTCACCACCGATGCAGGCGACCATATCGCGGCACTCGCTTGGTTTTCTTGGGTCGCGGTGGCATTCATCATCGACGCAGGCGAGTAGATGACCGCAGCAGCGTAGTTGAGGATTGCGTTGATGGCCACCGCGTGGGCGACGGACGCTGGTGAGCTGAAATCAGCCGTTGCGCTGTTCTGTTGGGTAGCCGATGCGGATGCTTGCGAGGCGGGCGACGAGATGTTCGCCGATGCCATATTGACTGCGGCATTGGTCGCCGTAGCGCTGGACTCTGATGCCGGAGAGAAGGCATCGGCAGACGCCTCGTTTGACTGAGTAGCGCTTGCGTCATGTTCTGATGCTGGCGACAGAAAAGCTGCTGACGCCTCATTCATTTGGGTGGCGCTTCCACTATGCTCCGGGGCGGGCGAATAGGCTTCACCAGAGGCGCTATTGACACTCGTCGTCGAGGCCGCCGCCTCCGAGGCCGGCGAGAATACCGACACTGATGCTTGGTTCGACTGTGTGCCGGTAGACGCCGATGTAGACGCGGGGGACTGAATGTTGCCCGTGCATGCATTTGTGGAAGCGGATAGCGTAACCGCAAACCCTACAGAGTTTCTCTGGCCGCTATCCGTCGTTACAAAGGCATAGACGGTACCCGACGATAGGCCACCCTGGACGACAGTTCCTGAGATGGTATCGTCCACCCACGTGGATACTGTCTGCTCGACCTTGATCGTGGCGGAATCATAGTTGATGTTGTTGCAGAGCTCGAGCTTCCCGGCGCCCTTCGCCGTCTCGAAGTCCGAGCCGGCACACGACAGCGCCCCACCTGGGGTAATTGGATTGCCCGAGTTGATACCGCTGATCGATGGCGGAATATACCCCCATGCTTGTATTCCACAGGTGTGTCCGTAGGTGCTCGGGAGATTAATCGAGGGATCAGACGCCGCCCATGTGGAGTATGTCGCAGCGACATATCTTAGAGTACCACCAGCACTGGAAGCCAAAGTGCCGTTGGTATCGCAGTTACCACCAAGCCAAACCTCGTCGTTCTGCGTGACGGCAAAGTCGTCTATTGGAATTTCATTCCACGATGACCCAGTGCATGCATATCCATCGTCGTTGGCTGCCAAGAGGGCGCCGGGGTGGTCGGATCCATTGTCGAGGTGTGCGGCTACTTTGAGATTCCCGGATGAGATTGAATAGTTTCGGATGTACTTGACGACGCCCGTGTACAGGACCGTGTACTTGTTCGCCCCATAGTAATTGGGTAGCCTCGATTCAGTCGGCACCGAAGACCACTCATTCCCTATGAGGCGTTGAACCGGCATTACGCAAGCATCGCTTTCAGTTGATTGATCTGAGTGACGTTGTTCTGGCACCCAGAGCAGAGCTCTTCGTATGTCGTGTACCCAGCCGCGGCGCATGTTTCGCACCGATTGAAGTTGCGATTGGATAGATCTAGAATGCGGGCAATCTCGTCAGTAAAACGGGAGTCACTTGGATTCACCCAGATACCGCCCGTCTCTTCACGAGAGCTCTCGTTGTTCTCGCTGCAAAGCTGGATACAGATCTTCCCTCGCCACTTCTCCCGGACATACCATGGGACACTGGCCAGCTCGAATGTGTGTCCAACATCGAGCTTTTGGTAGATGGATTTCATCGCACCTCCTTACGGTGTCGGATCGTAGGTTTCGCGCTGGGTTACCGTTGGTGCGGCGCTAAACGTCACAGGAATGTCCGTTGCGAGCGTAAGTGAGGTCAACTCGAATTCCTCACCCGAGCCTGTTGTTCCAACGGATCCTGTCTCTCGCACGTTGCCGTCCTTGTCGCATATTGCGACCTTCGCAACAGTTCCTGCTGACGATGGCAACTGCTGATAGCCCACCCATGATGCCTCACCGTCCGGCGGATTGAACGTGCTCACGGCATCGACAGCATCGGCGACAGCCTTGGTCGTGTCGAGATTGATGACCAATAGATCGGCGTCACCTGATGTCCGGTATCTCAGAGTTGGGTAGGTGCCCGATCCTGCGTCGAAAAGCGCATTGCCGGCATTTCTCATGGCGTTGCGCATTGGCATGCTTAACGTGCTCATGCTTCATTCACTTTCGTACAGCTCCAAAAAGAGCGTATTCAGCCCGGCCCCGTTGTCCGGGTTGGATTCCGAGACCTTGAACTTTCCGGGAATGCCGTTGACATCGACGGTGTCCACCACCCAGGGGCGGGAAGTCTTATCGGCAATACCCCGTATCCCATCGAAACCCACGGCAATCAGCTCGGAGATGAGCACGGAGATGGAGGATTGCCTCCCGGTCACGTACTGCCCGGTCCCAGGATCGATGGCGAGGTGGATGTCGTTTCCGAAAACCCTGAATGTATGGGAGACGCCGGCGGGGCTCGTAATGGTACACAGATCCCCGCCGTGCTCCTCGTCGTTCATGATCTCGATCAGGTCGAGATGCGCTTCGTCTCGAAGGGACACCTACTTCTTGGCCGCTTCCTGGAGCTTCATCTGCTTTTCGTAGTCGGCCTTGGTGACGATCATACCCTTTTCCTTGTGCAGCTCGAACGCCGATACCGCGGCCTTCCTTTCGGCAGCGACCCTTTTTTCGTCTTCCTGGTTTCGAGTGCAGAAATACTGCGGTTTAATGACCTCTCCGGCGACCAGCGTGCCTTTGGATGAGGTAGCAAAAGAGCATCCCATGGCCACGACATAGATCTCTTCCTTTCCCTGTTGCGGCTGAGTGGTCTCTTGCTGGGCGTCCTCTTTATTGGGCTTGTTGTCGTTGTTTCCTTTGCTCATTTTATAGTCCTGTGTCCAAGCACCCGAAGGTGTCCATTGCTCTCGGGACAAGGAGGGGACGGCTCGTGATCTCGAACGTTGCCGCGGACCCGTTCAGCTCAATCCAGTTGTTGAGGAACATGTCCAAACCCTGCTCCAGCATTTTCCCGCGCTTTCGTGCGAGCTCTGAAATGACCGGTCTTTGTCCGTTGTCGAAGTAGAACACTCGTCCGAACACGGTCTCAAATAGGCCATCGGAAAGGAAAATAATCTTGTCATCCGGAACAAGCTTTGTTTTGACGCCGGTTTGCGGGTGATTATATCGCTCGCCACTCGTCCAAATGTCGAGCTTGTAACTACCGACGTCGATGGAACCGCGGTATTGGCCGCCACGGGTTCCGCCATTGGTGAGGCGATTGATTTCGCCGCGCTCGCCGCGTCTGAGGTCGAGGTAGTTTTCGATCCCACTCGTGTCGATCAGGTTTGAAAATGAGGCTTGGCCGAAGATGAGGCGCTTGACATCTTCGAGCCCTGCGTCTCGGATCGCCTCACAGAGCGTCTCGATGTGACTGAGCTTCTGGGCTAGAGTAGCCGAGCTCCACGCCACCGCGGCATTCGGAAACAGCGCCGACTTCGGTTTGTAGTCTAGAACAAACCGAGAAACGCCATCGGTACCGATCAGATCAAGCTTTGCGGTGGTGAGAATCTGCGATGCTTGGATTGACACGCCGCGTCTGAGTTTCTTCTCGAGACGGTTGAGCATCATGCTGACTCTGTCGCCGGCTTCGCGCTGGAACACGGGATCCTTGTATATCGTCTCTCCGATTTGGCGATTCTTGCCAAGCGACTTAGCGGAGATCGATGCAGATTCGCGATACGTCGGAGGTACCACGACCTTGTTGTCGTAGTCGCCGAGTTCATTGTGGTTCGACTCGTCTCCGAGCACCGGAACCGCAACCTCCTCGTCTTCGCGCATGGTGTCGTAGCTGACTTCCTCGCTGTTCTTGTAGCTCTCCGGTGTGGTCTTGAAGAACCCAGCAAGAAACGTCGGCACAGGCGCGCTTTGAATGTACGGTTTCAGGATTCTCTGTGTAATGGTCGTCATTTGAATCCCTCCTTAACTGTTGTCAGCGACGTAAAGGTCGGTTGTGTCGATGAGGATGAGCCCCTTGTCGAGACAGGAAAACTTCACGGCCTCATCGATGTTGCTGGCATCGCCATCGGCGTCGATAATGGTCTTCTCGGTTTGCAGCTCTCCACCGAACATGATGGCGGCTGGGAAGTCCGCTGCACCGGTCGCTACGACATCGGCATCGAGTGTGCCGGCAACTACTCCGTTGCCGTTGGTTGTTCCGCCCTTAACGAACGGAACGTACTTCAGCGTGGAGGTGTCGAGCGCGACAAGGGTTTTGGCCGGATAGGTTTTGGCGCTACCAGCCGTGAACGTTTTCCCAATGACTTTGCCCTTGCGGATTACGCCATCGGTGATGGTCACCTTACTGATTGTAATTGACATCTATACATCCTCCCATTCGAAGCCCGGGCAAGCGGCCTCGATCTCCGCCTTGTCTTTGGCGAAGCTGCCAACGACCGGCACCTCGCCAGCGGTATTGATCTCGGGCGGGTTGTCGTCCTGGCAGGCCTGGATCATGTTGCGCTTCATATGGGCGGACATGTGCTGCGCCTTCACCAACTCTGTGATCGCCTCTCCCTCCTTGATTGCCTTGTGGGCCGTTTCGATGTCACCACTCCCATCTGCAAGGATGAGATGAGCACAAACACGCTCCTTCTCCTCTTTCCTGCCTGCCGCTTGTCCAAGTGCGAATACTTCCCGATACAGAGCAGGATGTTCTGTTTTGAGTTCGTCCATATTCATGGCTTTTACTCCTATTATAGTTGCCGCCTTGGTTTGGGCGGGCTGGTTATTAGAAATTCCGTCAATCACCTTTCTGCTGAGCGCTGTCCTGGCTGTCATCATCGCCCCTTGGCCGTAATCCCGTTTTACTGCCTCGATTGAAGTTTTTCTGCCCTCTGCAATACGCTCGGCCAAGACCTGGTAGATGTCATCCAGTTCCCCTTCCACAACAGAGACGCCTTCTTCCTTGCTCACATCCGGACGCTTATTCTTACTATCGGTATTGGTGATGTCCTTGATGGACTTCGATACATATCGACTGGTCGCTACACCAATACTGCCAACGGTTACAAGCTCATTGGCTGCAACGATTTGATCCGCCTGGCTCGCCAACATGTATGCACCACTCGTGAGATACCCATCCGCTATCACCTCTGTTGGAACGCCCGCATTCCGAATGGCGTCCATCCCAAGAAGAATTCCGTTGGCATCCCCACCAGGGGAATCGATCTGGTACACTATCTTCTTCGCACCCTTGGAGATAGCAGCCTTGGTCTGCTCGGAAATATCCTCATATGCCGTCTGATCAACACCGAAGAAGTCCAGCATTTGAGATCGCTTTTTAACGAGGGTTCCTTTGATCTCAATCGTCGCCACACCTCGTTTTATGGAGACGGGTGTTGCAGAGCTCAACTCTCTCTTAGCAATCGCAGAAAATACAGATACTGAGGCCGTCTCCAATGCATCAATCTTCTCTACCCATTCATCTGGCATCAGCCAAGTAGTCATGCTGCCGCCTCCTCCTCGACCATGTCCGTTGGATTGCAGGCTACCATGCCGAGCAGCGTCATAGCTTCGGCGACGTTCTTCGCCCCGAATTCGCGTTGTGCCTCGAGGATGGGACGCATCGCCTCCATCTTCATTTGATTTTCCTTTGCCAATCGCTGAATGTTCTTGCTGAACTTGGTACCCGTAAGCTCTCTGGCGGTCCTGTCGTTGGTGATCCATCCCTCGGACGTCATTGTTTTGTATCCGCTCGTTTGTTTGACGATATCCACACTCGGCTTGATCGCGCCATTCCAATCGGTCATAAACCATGCGCGCTTCTCGTCGTACCGAGTTGGATCCTGGTACGCATTCAGGAAATCTCCAGCGAGGAACTTGCCCATGAGCAATTCGGAAATGAACCACTCCTCGAATTGGTTCTGGCAATGCTCACTGGCGAAGCGTGGGCGCTCCTTGTTGAGATAGATTTTGTACTCCTGCAACGCCGCTTGTGATGCCGAGTAGTTGTTCTGGAATCCAAGAGTGAGAATCTCCGGTGGGGTCTCAAGGCACCAGGCAAGGCTGGCCACAATTGCCGCTTCAAACGGGCCAAAGTTGACATCAGTTCCGTGGGTAGAATACGGAGATGGCTTCTCTCCGACCTGGAGACGCTCGAAGTATATACCATCCATGACTTTGGTCATGGCCAGCGGTGGCGTCGAACCAGTAGGGTCCAGCTCTACCTTGGTTTTTCTGGGCGCTCCACCATTCGAAATTGGCAATGAAGGTGGCTTATCATTGGTTCGCTCAATAAAGCCGATCAGTTTTGAGTTGATCCCGGCCTTGAGCTGGGCGGATGCACGATATTCTGAGATCTCCTTGAGTGGCTGAATGGCGATACCAAGGAGGGGTTCCCCGCGAACGCCGTCTTCCCGCTTGTCTGGCCCATAGACCATCCATGCTTTCTTCCGGCCACTCTTCGCGCCGCGGGCGGGGACATAGACATATCGGTCATCAACAACATCCGCAGTGCCCTGGTACATGTAGTATCCAAGATGCCGCCCTTTCTTATCGATCTTCACGCCATCGACAATGTCGGGCTCCATGAATTTCTCAGGCGGCGTCTGTACTCGGTCACCGTTGACGACTTGAATCTGTGGAAGGCCCGTAGTCGGGTCCTGTCGATTGACTACCAGGCAATCTCCACAGACAAGCGCTTCTGTATAGATCTGTCTTTGCAGCGCACCATCGTTACGGTAGCCCTTTGCATCGATGATTTCCGGCGACTGGCAATAGAGATGGTATCGATTCTCGACATTTTCAGACCAATCGACGAGGGCGTCTTCCTGTAGGCCGAGAATCGACTCTTCTGGAATGCACTCTACCTCGAGGCCGGTATTGATAACGTTCGTGACAAAGCGCCTGATGATGCCCCTGGCGTATGAATTCGAGTAGAATAGAGCGGCCGAGCGCTGACGAAGCGTCCAATAATCCAGGTTTGCGATCTCATCGATCTGCCCCGAAACGCCTCCCCAGAATGTTGAGCCGTCGAATGTGCCAGTCGGCGGAGAGATGTACTGTGATTGAGCCTCAATCTGTTCCGGCTGTTCCGATTTCGGTGGATCTGGCCACACCCACGGGGCCTCTGGCTCTTGCACGATGGGTCCCCAACTCATGCGTGCCTCGCAATGATGGTTCCGCCGCCGTTGAGGAGCGTGTTCCACATTTCCAACTGGGTAACCAAGAAACTGATAAACTCAGCTAGTTTGTAGATGTCTTTTTTGGTGACGGACTGTGTCGTCTGGCTGGTATTGAGTGAATAACTCTTGATGGTGCCTGCTGCCAGCTTTGTCATGGCCTCTTCGGTGGCTACGATCTGCCCCTGGATAGCGTCGATTCTTTTTTGGATGAATTCCGCTGTGAATACTGTGGCCATGCCTGTCGGTCCCTGGAGTCTACAAAACGCATAACATAGTCTACAATATGTAGATTCTCACGGATTTTCTCGCCAAACAACCTACTTTTTGTAGATTTTTCGATATATTTGCCGAATATACTAATGATTACGGAATGTTATATTCTGTGAAAAAAAATCTTTTGCTCCATCACTTTTTTTAATTGACACCCCATGGGGTGTCGGTTATGATTACTACAGATGGTCGCGATGGAGCGGCCACGAGCAAAGGAGAAGAGAGATGACTATTAAAATCGACGAAATCAGGTATGACGAACATGACCTCATGGACGCATGGAGAACAGGGAATAATGCTGGTGAGGGGTTCGCCATTGGCAACGACGATGACACGCCGCAAGCCGCCGTCGAATCCACCGATACGATGACACACCGGGGCGATCTCACACCTGATGGCGCTGTGGTGGCATCCGATCACGGGCGCGTGATAGTCGTCTGTGATGCTGGGGGCCCTTGGGCCGTAGACGTGACTGATAAATTCGGCGAATATGGTGATCTGATTGCTGGCTGACGAAGACTGAATCGACCCCCATCCTGCCCGCCACGAAGTGACGGGCGGGAGTGGCGGCCGATTCTCGGCCAGCGAGTATTCATTGTGCGTGGCCCACCCGGCCCCATAGCGCATTTGACGCGACAGGCGAATACCCACATAGTCGATCCATGAATGATATTCCCCGACCACTGCAAATTCTGACCTCGTTTTCGACGAGATATCCGAAATTCTGGAAGCAATATCGTCGTTTCCTTGAAGGCCGCGGGCGTAATCTCCCGAACTGGCCGGAGTGGTGCTACTGCCCAGTAGCGGCCGCCTATGCGATCATTAGCGGTGGCGGCAACAATCGATGTACGCTCGAGCAGTCGGCCGACGTCGGAATCATGGCCGCTCTTGCCGCATGGCGTGTTACCAAGGGAATCTATCGATTCGATGAATCGCTCATGGAATCTCTGCTGGATACCCCCCTCGGCGGCAAACTGCCCCATGAGATTCTGTATCGCATGCCCGAGTGGTGCGTCTATATCGAGCTCCCTGTCGACATGGCGTTCGGTGACGATCCCATACATGGCTTTTTCGCCCACCTGGAGTGGGATCCAGGTGATGAGCGGACTGAACTGCGCCTCATACTGGATCTGAACACCGCGCCGGTGGCGATACCACTCCATCTCACCGGTCAGACACTGGAGCATGCCATCGCAGCCTTCATGGACGAGGCGATATTCCAAGAGGCTTCCCGGTCGCCGATGACATCAGAGCAGCTCGCCGCGTGGCAGAGCGGTATTGGGTCGGCCAAGGATCCGCTCAAGGATATTCTGTCACCACTGGTATCGGTGCTGCTCTATCTCTGCACCGAGAATGCCGACATATCTGCTAGGGCCGGTGACAACCCATCCAGCGGGGAACGTGCGAAGCCTGATAGGAGGTATGCCGCGAAAGAACCCACTACATGGGAGACCGGGTTCCGTGTAGGCGCCGCTCTCCGACGTGGGCGGGCCGCCAGCGGTGAACCTCAGGGCGGGCACCATGCGTCACCCCGTCCCCATGTCCGCCGTGCACACTGGCACACCTATTGGAGGGGGCCAAGAGGGAGCCAAGAACCGGTACTGCAGTGGCTTTCGCCCATGCTCGTCGGGGCGCAATCCGGGGAGACTATTCCGACAATTCGACCAGTGAGAGATCGAGGTGAAGATGGAAGCGAAGAATAAGGCAATTGCACTACTGGCCGCCACGGACATCCCTGGCGGCATTACCCAGGGTAGGATCGATAAGCTCACCAAGGTGATAGAGGGACTCACCGAGGATGAGTTGTCACGGCTCCGAATCGAGACATGCGTCCACGGTGGAGGGGACCCCGATCGATACGGCAAGGTAGAGAAGCGCGCCGGACGGGCTGCAAAGATTGGTATTGCCGGCAAACACAACTACGCGGGTGTCCAAATCTGGGCGGTTTGGTCTTAGGCCGCCTCCTTCCAGAACACCCCACTCTTGCAGTACTGCCAGAACTGGTACC